AGCAGACAATGCAAGTGAAGTTGCAGACTTAATGAAGCTGTTAAAAAATGCAGGAATGGATGACGCAAAACCAGTAGGTGATATTATGTCGCCACCAATGTCAATGGAACCATCAATGGAACCATCAATGCCATCAGACAATATGTCAGACTTTGTTAAAATGATTGACAAAGGTGAAAAACAAGATTTACCAGGTGAAACGTCATGTAGTTCATGCGGCGGCACACACGAAGAAGATTCGTGCAGTGAAGAGTATGATGCAGTTATTGACGAATGGGACAATAGCCCAGAAGAAGAATACAAAGATGCTAACTACATGCTTAATGACCTAGCTGGTGGAATTAACCGTCCTAAGAAACAGTTTGCTAAAGCAAATGACGGTGACAATGCAATGGCTGTAGAAAATTCTATTAAAGAACAACTATGGGCAGCACTTAACGAAAAGAAGGCAGACATTAAAACTACTGAAGGTCGTGGTAAGGTAATGGCTGGTCGTGGACGTGGCAAAGACAAGTTAATGGCTGGTCGTGGACGTGGCAAGAAAAAATAATAAGTTTTACTAATTAGATGCACAAACCAGATAGGTCCTTCGGGGCCTATTTGCTTGAGTAAATAGTTGTATGGTAAACGATGATATTAATTGGCAAGCATACTTTGATAGTATAAAGCCCGTTTGCCCTTGGAGTGCAGCAGCCTGGAAAAAAGGCGAAATTAAAGTTACACAATGGAGCGGAGAGTGGGAACACTTACAAAATAATCAAGCTATTGTTTACATTGTGCCTAACTATAATCGTAGGCGTTTAAAAAAACTTTGCAGTAAGTTAGACACTAGTTTACAATACGAGTGGCTGTGGAGTGAACCTAGATACGGCAAACATGCTGCACCAGCACACATTTTAATACAACAAGATAAGCGTAAACTATTTGATCTTAGGTTCGACATTGGATACTACGATAATTTAATAGGTTAAATACAGTATGGCCAAAGCATTAGATGGCGTCTTAATTAAAAAGGCGAATAGAAAAGAAACATTTTCAGAAGCACACGTTGAAGACCTAATGAAGTGTATGGATCCAGTAGACGGATACATGTATTTTGCTAGAAGGTTTGCATACATACAACACCCTGTTAAGGGGAAGTTGTTGTTTGATCCGTTTGAATATCAAGTACGGTTACTTGCAAGTTATCACAACTTCCGCTTTAACATTAACATGTTACCAAGACAAACTGGTAAAACAACATGCGCTGCTATCTACCTAGCGTGGTACGCAATGTTTGTACCTGATCAAACTATTCTAATTGCCGCACACAAGTATACAGGCGCACAAGAGATTATGCAACGTATACGCTATCTCTATGAAATGTGCCCAGACCATATACGTGCTGGTGTTACAAACTACAACAAAGGTAGTATTGAATTTGAAAACGGATCGCGTATTGTTAGTGCTACAACGACAGGTAACACAGGACGTGGTATGTCCATATCATTACTATACTGTGATGAGTTTGCATTTGTACAACCAAATGTTGCTATTGACTTTTGGACTTCTATATCTCCTACACTAGCAACTGGTGGACGAGCAATTCTTACAAGTACACCTAACAGTGACGAAGATACATTTGCTACAATTTGGAAACAAGCAGAAGATAAGTTTGACGAACACGGTAATGAACAAGAACTAGGTGCTAATGGATTTCACAGTTTCCGTAGTTATTGGGAAGAACATCCAGATAGAGATGAAAAATGGAAACAAGAAGAACTTGGGCGCATTGGTGAAGAAAGATTCCGTCGCGAATACGGCTGCGAATTTCTTGTATATGAAGAGACACTTATAAGCGCAATTAAATTGGCGCTAATGAATGGATCAACACCGTTGGTTAATATGGGACAAACACGTTGGTATAAGAAACCGACACCAGAGTTTACATATGCAGTTGCCCTTGATCCTAGTATGGGTACTGGAGGAGACAATGCTGCAATACAAGTGTTTGAATTACCTAGTTACGAACAAGTTGCTGAATGGCAGCATAACACAACAGCTATCCCCGGACAAATAAGAGTGCTTGCAGATATATGTACATACTTACAAACAGAGACTCAAAATACTAATGGCATCTACTGGAGTGTTGAAAACAACGGTATAGGCGAAGCATGCTTACTTGTTATTAATGACTTTGGCGAAGAGAATATACCTGGACTATTTGTAAGTGAACCCATGCGTAAAGGACATGTACGAAAGTTCCGTAAAGGATTTAACACTACACACGGCACTAAGATTACAGCATGTAGTAGACTTAAAACAATGTTAGAAAATGACAAAATGACTATACACAGTAAACCGTTTCTGTCAGAACTTAAAAACTATATTGCAACTGGATCTAGTTACCAAGCCAAAGGCGGCCAAAGTGACGACTTAGTAAGTGCCACACTACTTGCAATAAGAATGATGGCAGTGCTTAAAGACTGGGACCCGGCAATTTATAATACCTTCAATCAAGTAGATCAAATTGAAGATTATGAAACACCGATGCCGATTTTCATTAGCTCAAACTATTGATAAAGATAAATACATTATAATGAAAAATTTAAATCTAATAGCAGAAGAACTTTTTAATAAGATACGTGGACGCTTTCCGAGTGTCACGTTAGGTGACGGCGAAGGCAAAGTTACTAACATTCCTAAAGATGCACGATTCTTTGACTTTGACTACAAAGAAGGCGCAATTAACTTAGGAAAAGTAAGTGTAAGTTTAGCAGAGACCGGTGTTGAAATCATGTATAGTGATAACTTTGTATCTGAGCAAGATGAGCTTACTAAGGAAAACTGGTATAACTTTTTAAAGGAAATACGACAGTTTAGTAAAAAAAGATTAATGTCGTTTGACACAAGAAATATAAACAAGTCAAACCTTGACAAAAGAGATTATAAGTTTTTAGCACAGAACCGCGGAGAAGAAACAATGAGTGAATCAAAAATGTACGGCACAGGCCGTGTAAGTTATCAGAAAGTTGACGGCGCTAGATTAGTAGTTAAACATACTGAAAGTGTTAACACTGAGATTGCAGGAGGACGCACACGCAGTATTGGTAAAATATATATCGAAAGCGCAGACGGCGAACGTTTTATGTATCCGTTCAAACACCTAAGTGGTGCAAGAGCAATGGCACGCCACGTAGCAGAAGGCGGCAAACCTTTTGATGAGTTCGGTACGCATATTGTAGGTCTAAGTGAAGAGATGAATAAACTCCGCAAGTTTAAATCTTACATGGGCCGCAATGCTGTAATGGCAGAAAGTTTAGCTGGATATAGTGATGCTGTTAATGATCGCATTAAGTTAGTTAAACGTACTATTGAATCATTACAAAAGCCAAAGTTTTACGCAGAAACATTTGAATCATTTGCTCCGGCAGTAATGGAAGATGTTCCTGCAGACGTTAAAGAAAATTGGATCGACCAATTAACAATTAAACAGTTTAATGAAGAATTGTCAGATGTATTTCCGTACATTTATAATTTAGTAAGTGAAGCAACAAAAGCAACAGAACTATCAGCTGAAGATTTACTAGGCGAAGGTCCGATTGACTGGGCTAAGGGAAAAATTAACGACTTCAAGCAAGGCCGCAAAGATAGGTCGCAACAGTACGATCAAGACTTACACATACTTAGAACAATTCTTGCTCAAAGTGGCATGGACAAATTTGATATTAATAATATTGAACAAAGTTGTAACAACGATCCAAGAGTATGCTTAATTAAAACAGTTAAAAGCACAGGTGCTGAATTAGGTGATATGGATCAAGAAGTATCGCGCATTGCTAAAGAGTTAGGCAGTGGATTTACAACTAGCAACGCAATGGGCAAAGAAAGTTATGAATCACAACTAGAAGATAGTTTTGAAGATATGATGGGACAATTTGCAGAAGCTAAAGAAGAAACAAAGGTATGTAAAGACTGCGGAGACACCTTTAACAAGCCTACTACAGATTGTAAGCATGACTCTCATGACCCGAAAGGCAGTCATTGGGTAGATGCAAACAACAACGGTATTGGTGACTTAGACGAAGGCAGCAAGGCAGGAAAAGAACAAAAGATTCCAGTAAGTGAATTTATTCTTAGTATGTTTGATCGCGATGCAGGAAAGTTTCCAAAAGGTGAAACAGCAATACTAACAGCAATTGAAAAAGATTACGGTGAGCAATATATTAATCCTGGCAAAGCATTTATTGAAGCTATTACTGCTAAGTTTGAAGAACTTAATGCAGGCAATAGCAATATGCTAGGCGAAGGCGGCGACGAAGAGATTTTCTTAGACTTCAGCAAAGAGTTAACAGACGTTGAACGTACAGACGATACTGAAGAATTTACTGCAAAACTTGACGGATTAGGTTTTAGAGCTGGGTCAGAAGAAGAAATTGATCTTGAAGGCATACCTGTTAATGTTACAATAAACGCAACTGGCTATGTACAAGAAGGTGAATTTGAAATTGTTAGTGTTACTGGCGACGATGGTACACAGTATGTACTAGACGAAACTGACACTTGGGATATTTATAACTTGACCGAGTTGTTCAGTAACGCACTAGCAACTGAAGATACAAACATGTACGCATCACAAAATAATACTGTAATGGAACCAACGATACAACAAGACGAAGAACTAGGCGATATACGTAGACTTTCAGGCATATAAAATAATTTAAAGAATTCGGCAGATTTCACTTGACATCTGCCTTATAATGTTGTACAATATATACTGTACTGTATGACAACAGGCAACTTGTAGCATTACGCTACAGCACATAGGCACTAACAGGAGGCATTAAACTATGGCATCATTAGCAGAAATCAGAGCGAAGCTCAAAGAGCAAGAAGCAAACACAGGTGGCAATCGCAACAGCGGTGGCGACAAAGCAATTTACCCATTTTGGAATATCAAAGAAGGCGAATCAGTAACGATGCGTTTCCTTCCAGACGGTAATGCAGATAACACATTCTTTTGGAAAGAACGTTTAGTTATCAAACTTCCTTTTGCAGGAGTTAAAGGTGAAACTGATTCACGTCCGGTACAAGTACAAGTACCGTGTATGGAAATGTATGGCGAAAGCTGTGCTATTCTAAACGAAGTACGTGGTTGGTTTAAAGACGCAAGTCTAGAAGACATGGGTCGTAAGTATTGGAAGAAACGTTCATACATTTTCCAAGGCTTTGTAAACGATAACCCGATCAGTGAAGACTCTCCAGAGAATCCAATTAGACGTTTTATTATTGGTCCTCAGATCTTTCAAATCATTAAGGCAGCACTAATGGATCCAGACATGGAAGAATTACCAACAGATTATACTGCTGGTGTAGACTTCCGTCTAAACAAAACATCCAAAGGTGGTTATGCTGACTATGGTACATCAACTTGGGCACGTAGAGAACGTCCGTTAAATGACGCAGAGATGCAAGCAGTTAACACACACGGTCTATATAACTTTGACGAGTTTCTTCCAAAGAAGCCAGACGAAGTTGCGCAGAGAGTGATGAAAGAAATGTTCGAAGCGTCAGTAGACGGTGAAGCATACGATGCAGATCGTTGGTCACAATACTTCCGTCCAAGTGGCATGCAAGCACGTACAGGTGATCCAACTAAAGCGGCAAGTTCAGGTGCAACAGCTATGAGTCAAAGTGCTCCAGTAGCAGCACCAGTAGCAGCACCGGCAGCGGCACCAGCGGCAGCACCTTTTGAGGCAGATGTAGCAACAGCAGAAGCAGCTATTGCGGCACCAGCGGCAGAAGCTGCACCAGCCGGCGGCGCAAGTGATATACTTGCAATGATCCGCTCACGTCAAGCACAATAAGAAAACAACACCCTCTGGGCTAATAGCCTAGGGGGTTACTTTCTAGCTTTTTTATTAGGAGAAAACATGGCTAAATCATTTGATGTTAGCAAGTTCCGTAAGGACTTGACTAAAAGTATCTCAGGCATGAGTACTGGATTTAACGATCCTACTGATTGGATTTCAACAGGATCATATGCACTAAACTATCTTATCTCAGGAGACTTTCACAAAGGTGTTCCGCTAGGTAAGGTTACTGTGTTTGCAGGTGAATCAGGAGCAGGTAAGAGTTATTTCTGTTCAGGTAACATTGTAAAACACGCACAGGATCAAGGTATCTTTGTAGTCTTAATTGACTCAGAGAACGCACTTGATGAGAGTTGGTTACAGGCTCTACAAGTTGACACTAGCCCAGAGAAATTACTCAAGCTAAACATGTCAATGATTGATGATGTAGCAAAAACTATCTCAACATTTATTACAGAGTATCGTGCTATGGCGGAAGAAGACCGTCCTAAGGTATTGTTTGTAGTTGACTCATTGGGTATGTTACTAACACCTACTGATGTTGATCAGTTTAACAAGGGTGATATGAAAGGTGATATGGGTCGTAAGCCTAAGGCATTGACTTCACTTGTTCGTAACACAGTTAACATGATTGGCTCATTAAACGTTGGACTAGTATGTACTAACCACACATATGCATCGCAAGATATGTTTGACCCAGATGATAAAATTAGTGGCGGCGCAGGCTTTATCTATGCATCAAGTATTGTTGTTGCAATGAAGAAGATGAAGTTAAAAGAAGATCTAGACGGCAATAAGATCTCAGAAGTTATGGGTATACGTGCTGGTTGTAAAGTAATGAAGACTCGTTATGCAAAGCCTTTTGAAGGTGTGCAAGTGAAGATTCCTTATGAGACTGGTATGAATCCGTACAGTGGTCTAGTTGAATTGTTTGAGAAGAAGAACTTGTTAGTTAAGCAAGGCAATCGACTCAAGTACATTGACTTAAATGGTGAAGAACATCTTGACTATCGCAAGCAATGGTTAGGTCCTAAGCTAGACACTATTATGGCAGAGTACGATGAAAAGATGAAGCCGTCAGTAGTTGTTGATGATGTCATGGAAGATGCAACCGAAGAGCAAATTGAGGAAGCAACTACTAATGAATGATGAACAGATCGTAGAGGTATGGGTTATTTTTAAAGAGTACCTAGATAAGAAGCATATTGAAATGGCTGCAGAGCGTTATGTTGATATGTTAGCCGACTATGGTACTGGCGAAGAAGTGCTAAGAGAGTGCTTCGGTAGCTGTAACGTTTTAGATCATGCAATTAATTATTATCTAGAACTTGATACCGAAGACTCACACGATGATGAAGACGACTTAGGTTGGGAAGAATAAATGGGTTGGTATAGCGAAGTAAGTAGAGACATCAGTAAGATACCTGATGCTGTTGCATTTTTTGAAAAAGAACTGCATGAAGCACGATTAGAGGTTAAGCTATCTGGTAACGTAGAGCGCTCTGCTTCGGCTATGCCAGGCATTGTTGAACATCGCTTCCACCAGTTACAAGAAGTAGAAGCGATCCTGCACTATTTAAATATTGAGCTACGTAGGTTGCGTAGCTCATTTTTTAAGAAATATCTTGAAAACTATCAAAGGGCATTGTCTAGTCGCGACGTTGAAAAATACGTAGACGGTGAAACAGATGTAGTTGATATGGAAAAGATTATTAATGAATTTGCGTTAATGCGTAACAAATGGCTAGCAGTCTTAAAAGGTCTCGATCAGAAGCAATGGCAGATAACTAATATTGTAAAACTAAGAGTAGCCGGAATGGAGGATGCATCAGTATAATGAAATACACATTTGTAACAAGTCTTAACAACGAATATTGGAATTCGACATCAAAAGTAAATGTACAAAGTTGGGCAGAACATCTACCTGACAACGTAGACATTGTAGTATACAGTGAAGATGATATTGATGTCGGAGCAGTACACCCACGCATAATTTATAAAGAGTTATATAACGCATCACCAGATTTAGTTGCATTTAAAGAGCGCCACAAAGACAATCCGCACTATAATGGTCACATTGGCATGAAGCAAGAAGGTGGTACTAAAGCATTTAAATGGAGAGGAATTAAGTTTGCTCACAAAACATTTGCAATATTTGCAGAAGCTAAAGTGCAACAAGACAATTGGCTAGTGTGGCTAGATGCTGATGTATTAATGCACACACCCATGACACAGGCATTTTTAGATAAACTTTTTCCGGATCATAAAGCAATCACATACTTAGGTCGCCCGGGTGAGTACGACGAGTGCGGGTTAGTAGGTTATAATCTTAGCAACCCGATTGCTAGAGAATTTATTAACAATTTTGAAAATCAATATTTAACTGGATTGGATCACTTGCGTGAAACACATGACAGTTGGGTGTTCTTTCAGTTACGATTGTCGTATGAAGACCAAGAACCATTTTTAGATTTAAATCCAAATCCTATTAATGCTAAAAGTCCTTTTAACAACAGTGGCATAAATCAAGTTATGGTGCATACTAAGGGCAATTCTAAAGAACGTATTCAACAAAAGTTTCTAAAACGATTTGCATTAGAAGCCGCTAGAGAAGACCGTAAGAAATTAATGGGAGATATGTTAGCAGAAACAATTCCAATAGCTGACGCTACTCGTAACCATACAGCGTCAACCAATGGAGATAAAAATGACTAAACTAGATGATCACTTAGGTGGACACAACAATGTAGCAAACTTAGACTTAGGTGCATTAAGTGCGCTACACAAAGTATTAAATCCTAAGTCATTCTTAGATGTTGGTTGCGGATTAGGGGGCATGGTAGAAGTTGCTGAAAAAGAATACGGAATGGAAGCGTTAGGTATCGACGGTGATCATACAATTGATCGATATGACAATAGTAAGTTTATTATACATGATTTCACAAAAGGTCCTGTACCATTAGAAAAAACTTATGATTTAGGTTGGAGTGTTGAGTTCGTCGAACACGTATATGAAAAATATATACCAGAGTATATTACTTCTTTCCAAGCATGTAAAGTAATGGTAATAACTTATGCTCCAGTAGGTTGGGGAGGACATCATCATGTTAACGAGCAAGATGAAGCATACTGGATACGCACTATGGCATCATACAAATTTCGTTATGACGAAGCCCTTACTAAGTTAACAAGAAAAGAATCAACACTTAATTGTAAGTACCATAAAAAAGGTCGTAAGGCATTTGTAAAAAATCGAGGCTTAGTGTTTATTAATGACAATTAAAGTTGTTGCAATTAAAGAATTGCTTTGGTCGTGGCATCCAATTCCTTCAAGTTGGATCGTAGTACCTGCATCGGACTTAGATACTATTAATAGTGCTG